AGGATGTGGCGCGGAGGTTGTTTAACGAACTGGCGGACAGTGGATGGCTGAAGAAAAAAAACGGGTAGGCAGGCCGAAGAAAGAGCGCAAGCAGTTGGTGGAGACGCCGAGTGCTTTCGTTGCTGATGAAGAGGCTGGCATAACTGAGATGCAGAGTGCCTTCGTTTGGCACTACACCGAGGGAGCGAGTGGGCAGACAGAGGCGGCTCGGAGAGCTGGGTTCAGCTTCCCCGCTGCTGCTGCGACAAAGATGCTCAACGGCAAAGACTTCCCGAAGGTTACGCGAGCCGTGCGGGTGAAACAGGACGAGCTGCGTGAGAAGTACGCGGTTACGCCGCAGAAGACGGGAGCGATGCTGTGGAACATAGCCGAGACTGCATTCGAGAACGGCGCGTACAACGCTGCCGTGAGTGCTGTGAAGGAGTTGAACCAGCTCGCTGGCCTCACGATCCACCGCAGTCAGAACCTGAACATCAACGCTGACCTACAGAAGATGACCAAGGATGACATCAAGCATCGGCTTAACGAGCTGCTTGGTGTGGACAGTGAGATGAGCGACAAAGACCACTAACCTCGTCGGTTCCGCGTATCTGAGAAATGAACCTCGTTTTGGCCCCGCCTCCCGCCCAGCCCCTCAAAATCTGGGGAAATTCCAGATATTATGTTAAATTGGATAAAAAGCGAATAAAAACAACGACTTACGCGCCCATGTTAGTAAGCACTAACTTACCTGTATTGATCGGCCCTGCTCAGAGGCGAGACATGTCTCGGCCAGAAGGCTGCGCGACCTTGGTTTTCTTCTCTCTGAGCGCCTGTACGCGCCTCTCACGGGCTGGCGTCACGCGGAGTAGGAACCCTATAGGGTCGGAAAAAGCCTGTCAGATCGCGTTAGATTGCGACCCCCGCACCCCCCTGTTTGGCGACCTCGGCAGGCGCGATAGCTATAGCAAGGTTTTGCTCACAGAATCCTCAAAAATCTACAACGGAAAGGTAGGTACCCTGAGCGGCCACTTTTTCCAGACGGGGTTGGAAGATAGGCAGTGACCGCCCAGAGTGAGCGCGAATTTACATGAAAAAGTTTTGCTCCAAAAATTTTATTTCAATTTTTTTTCGCATAAACTCCAGCGATGGCAGATTCAAGATCCAAAGGCGCGTCTTTCGAGCGCGACATAGTAAAGCGCATCAATGCGTTCGCCGACCAACACGCCCTTGGTTTCACCTGCAAGCGTAACCTCGACCAATATCAAACCGCTGACCTGTGTGACATCCAAATCCCCAATCACGCCATCGAGTGCAAGGCGTATAAATCGGGCTGGTGGTTTGCACCTGCGTGGTGTGATCAGGTTTGTGCCGCTTGCGGTGACGATACGCCCGTTCTAATCTACAAGTTCAACAACAAAGCGATCAGGGTATGCCTGCCGCTGTATTCGATTAACGAAAATTTGCCGCGAGACAACTCTCGGACAGCGGTGGTTACTCTTGATGAGTGGCTGGAGCTGTTGAAGGTTAGCTTTGAACAACAGCGAGAGGCTGCGTAATGGCTGAGATTGAAGAATATGTAGAGGATTTCGTGTCGCAGACTCACGATGAGTGGATTAAGTCAGGGCCGTCAACCTTGGTGAGTGAAATGGAAAGGTTGATAACTGAGTCTGGCATGGACGGCTTGGTTTTATCGCAAGAGGCGGCAATGATGGCCTGTGTTGAGTCTAAGCGTAACGCGGAGCTTCAAAAAATCCGTAAGGCGCTTGAAGATATAAACTTTAAAACGGTCTAATCATGAGCGATTTAAACGGCATCGACATCTTTTCTGGGCCTGAGCGCGACATGATGGGCGTACCGATCACTGGCTCTAGCCGTGATCGTCAGCTTGAAGCTTTTAGAGGCATGGCTCGCCAAAGGTACGTTGATCCCGTGGAAAACCGTGCGAAGGATATGATTAAGATGCAGGTTGTTGAGGCTCTGAGCAACGTACCCGGCATCAAAGGCGAGGCGATTAGCTCAATTATTGCGCTTGCCGACTCTCAGAATCCAGATGACAAGCTGGCTTTCAATCAAATTGTCTCTCGTCTTGAGTTGCCAGTAGATTTGCGGCGTATGGGCAGCGATTACATGGCGTCGAAGCGTTTTGAGAACGTCTTGGGCGATAATTCTAGCGTTGGCGTATCTGCTTATCTTCCTGATGAGGGTAAAAAACAATACAGCTTGTCTGCTGAAAAGCGTTTTCCTAATTTTTTAGGCGGTGAAGCCCGTGTAGGCGGCAACATTTCCACTGGCGGCGACCCTGAGATCCGCGCCAGCTTTATGAAGCGGTTTGCCAACGGCGGTGACGTTGACATCTTTGACGATCCAAACCGCGACCCCGTGTACGAAGACATGGGTTTTAGCTTCGACAACGAGCGCGGCCAGTATTTTGAGGTGGTTTCTCACCCTGAGTACGGTGTTATGCGTCGATACATATCACCCCGCGATCAATCCCCTGTTCCTGCGTTGAGTGATGCTCGTGATAAAGCTGACATACGCAGGCTCATAGCATCTGTTGCTGGATCGATTGGTGGCAAGGCTGCTGGTCGTGTTTCAGACCGAGAGCTTGCAAGAATGAAGGCTGGGTCTAAAGGCTTAACCAAGGGCCGTGGATACAAAGAAGGCGGTGGCGTGGGTGATATCGACATCTTTGAACCCTCGAACCCAACCACGCGGCGGTTTTAAATGGGGTTTTATAAGCGTTTACTAAAGCCAGCGAAGACAGATAAGTTTGGTTTTTACAGCCAAGCAGAAGAAATCGCGTTAAACGCGCCTCAAAAGAAGATGCGCGGCGATGATGCTCGTCGGATGTTCAATAAAAAGGGTGTCAGTAAAAAAGAGTTACAAGAATTAGGATTAGACGAACTTTTTCAACAAGATCGAGTCACCCAAGACGAGATCCTGAAGGCTATTGATGAAAACCGCATTGAGTTTTCTGTAACTGAATACAAAGGTGGCGCTCCCTCTAACATAAACTTTAGCAGCGATGTCTTAAGCTTTAATGAGGCTCATCAAAACCTTTTTGTTGAGCTGGATGATGGAAGAAAGCTGACATATTTTCCTTTTCGAGAAGCTAGAGATGGTCGTTTTGGTGTTTTTGCAGATCGAAACGCCATCAAAGCTCCCGGCTTCGGCCCTGATGAGGTTGTTGGAGTGTTGGATACTGGCCCAGACGCGACAAATTTTGAATTTGTAGACGAAATCACCGAAGGGATGCCGGTTTTTCGTGAAGGAAGCACTGATGTTATTGGTCGTGTAAAAAAAGAATTCGATGCTGACGGTGCGAGAATCACTGATATCTTGGAGGATGACGATTTGGCGCGTGACGCGCTAAACATGAGTTATAACAGGGATGAGGCTACTGCCTCTTATGTGATGGACGAGGATAACGAGTCTATCCGAGACTTTCTTTTTGAGGGCGCAAGCCAAGATGTCTTAGATAATACTGACAAAAACATCTTGTATGATGCCGCGTACAGCATGGCGGAAAGCGATTATTTAGACGAGCCTGTACAACGAGTCACCCTAATGCTTGACGGCAATCCAACGCCGTATTCTATGGTTGGTAACGATGAATATGGGTTTAGTTTGCCCGGCAACAGCGACCCGCGCCTTCTTCGAGAAGGTAGAAATTTTTTAGATGATGAAGTGCCGAGCCAACAAGAAGCTGAGGTGCAGTTGAGTGCGGCTTTGGAGCGATACGAAAACATTATAGAAGGTGACAGCAACAACCTGCGTTGGGAAGATCGCACCTTGCCGGGTGGAGACAATTCAGTAGAGGCGGTTTTTAAGTTGAAATTGCCTGAATTAAGATTCAGCGAAGAAATACACTATCCAGATGCTGAAAATCAAATCTTTCATGTACGAACAAAAGATCGAAAAGACAAAAACGGCAATTTAATTTTATACGTTGAAGAGTTTCAATCCGATTGGGGTCAAACAGGTCGAAAAGAGGGATTCAAAGATCCTGAAACCATTGAATACGCTGAGTCAAAAGCCAAGGACGAGTTAGAGGGTCTATTTGATATTTATGAAGGAGTAAAAGCAAAAGACAGCTTGAGATTGCCCAGATTTATTGACCAAGCTGCTCGCGCACTCA